GGATACACAGGTTACACAGGAGTAACTGGTTACACTGGTTACACAGGTTTCACTGGATACACTGGTTATACAGGTTACACAGGAGTAACTGGTTACACTGGTTACACTGGTTACACAGGATATACAGGTTACACTGGATACACAGGATACACAGGTTACACTGGTTACACAGGATATACAGGTTACACTGGATACACAGGATACACTGGATATACAGGTTTTACAGGTTACACTGGTTACACAGGTTACACTGGTTTCACAGGTTACACAGGAGTAACTGGCTACACTGGTTACACTGGTTACACAGGATACACTGGTTATACAGGTTTCACAGGATACACTGGTTACACTGGTTACACTGGTTTCACTGGTTTTACTGGTTACACAGGATACACAGGTTTTACTGGATATACTGGTTATTTTGGTATGAGTACATTTACATTTACATCAAGAAATAGCAATTATGTAACAATAACCAATTCTGGAACAGCGGTTGCCACATCATTAATAGATACAGTTACTGATTATACTTATAATGCTTATTCTACTGAATTGTATGCTTTACCCGTTTATATGTCATTCCAATCTGGAAATACTGCTTATTCTTTTGTTGCTGGTATTAAATCTTCAAATGCATCTGGTAGGTATGATACTTATCCTATTGCTTGTTTTGAAATAACTAAGAACAATTATTTTGCTTATTGTAATGCAGTTTTTAAAACCACTGGATCTTTAACTACAGATACTCTATTTGCAATTTATTATGATGGATATGATATTTTGTTGTATGTTAATGGTGTAGTAGTTGCGAGTGAATCTATTACTAATAATAACCCATTATGTTTAAATGTATCTTTTCCTGGTAGTTTTGATGGTGGTGATTCTAATGCAGGCGCAATTATTACAAATGCTCATATGTTTCCATTATATTTAGGAAAAACAGGTTCTACAGGTTACACAGGTTTTACTGGTTACACTGGATACACAGGTAGAACTGGATATACTGGTTTTACCGGATACACAGGTTTTACTGGTTACACTGGTTATACAGGTTACACAGGATACACTGGATACACTGGTTACACAGGAGTAACTGGTTATACAGGTTACACAGGATACACTGGATACACTGGTTTTACTGGATATACTGGATACACTGGTTTTACTGGTTTCACAGGATACACAGGTTACACTGGATACACTGGTTACACTGGTTACACTGGATACACAGGTTACACTGGTTTTACTGGTTTTACTGGTTTCACTGGATACACAGGATACACTGGATACACTGGTTACACAGGTTATACAGGTCCTACAGGTCCTACAGGAAGTTTCAAACCATTAGGTACAAATTACGGTGATTATGTTTACTGGAATGGTACCGAATGGGCCGTTGGAGATTCACAAATTTCATTAGGTAGTGGAGCAGGTCAATTCTCGCAAGGAACTAATGCAGTCGCGATTGGTACAAATGCAGGTCAATCCAATCAACAATCTAGTGCGATTGCCATTGGTACAGGTTCTGGAAATGTTACTCAAAATGAAAATGCAATTGCCATTGGTCAAAATGCTGGACAATATAATCAACAAACATTTGCAGTTGCAATTGGTCAAGCTGCTGGATATACTGGTCAAGGTACAAATTCCATTGCCATTGGTCAATATGCTGGTTATTCTGGACAAACTGCAAATTCTATTATTTTAAATGCAAGTGGTGTTACACTAAATGCTTCAAACAATAGTGGATTTTTTGTTCAACCTATCACGATCGACACAAATCCTCCTCCTGGTGTTGGTGGATTATATTGGAATGCGATAACAAAAGAAGTTATTTCGAATAGCACAAAAACATTCGTCATTGATCATCCAACCAAAAAGGATAAATATTTAGTCCACGCTTGTTTGGAAGGTCCAGAAGCAGGTGTTTATTACCGTGGAAAAGGTGAAATTACAAATAATGTTTCTACCGTGATTGAATTACCAGAGTATGTTTCTAGTTTAGCCGATGAATTTACCATTCAAGTAACCCCTATTTATAATGGAGTTTCCAAGAATTACTTAGAAGTCAGTAAATTTGAGAACAATCAATTCAACGTTTATGGTGATAATCGTGAATTCTATTGGATTTTACAAGGTAAAAGACAACATGTGGAGACAGAACCGGATAAAGAAACAACTGAATTAAAAGGTGAAGGTCCTTATAAATGGATTTAAACCGATGAAGATTTGAAATAAAAGCCGTTTTTTACTAATATAATTGTCAAAAGATGTATAAATCAAAAATGAATTGATATTTTTTATATAAAAAATATCAAAATATATTTCTTTCTTTTTTCCATTTTTCTTGCTAGAAAAAAGTAGATTTACATATATGGTTTACGTGATTTACGAACATAATGTCCCTTACGATGAAATACACGACTTCCTTTCTTAGTAGTAAAGTCCTTTCTTCCTTTACGTGTTTTTGACAAGGAACCCTTATGATAACTATAAGGACGATGTGTCTTTTTTACGTAATGACCTTTACGATGATAAACCTTGTCACCTTTCTTGGTGGTATAATTTTTACGACCTGGATGAGTTTTAGAAGGAGTTCCAAAAAAAGAATTCATTATAATATAACAAAATATAATTATTTTTCTTATTCGGTCTTTTTTGTGTATACTTTTGGTTTCTCTGCTTCAGAATCTTCTTCTTCCTGAAACTTCTTATCATTCGCTTCCATTTTTGCCATATTTATTTTACACCCATTCGATGAAATTTTATATTGAGTAATAAATATCATTAAAATACCCGTATACAAATACCACATTAACTCGCCAATCGTATCTTTTGTAACTACTAAATCAAACAATTGATTTCTTATTTGTTGGGAACCCTCATTATTTCCCTGATACTTATCTTTTACCAAAGGTTGTAAGAGTCCCCAATATTCCATAAAATTGGTAGGAGTCATTTGATTAATTAAAATCGACGTATTTCCACATATTTTAAGAATGGTATCCGCCGCAGTTTCTAATTCCCGTTTTTTATCTGGATTTCCTTGACTCGCCACATTTATTTTACTAGATAATTTCGGGTCCACTAATAATTCCATTAACAATTGATTCGCTTTTCTCGATACATAAAAATAACCAACGACATCTGAAAAAGCGGATTTCAATCCTGGAAAAGCGACTAAAACAACCATCATTACACCAAAAATTAAAAACCAATTGAAAAAAGTAATTGACGCAGCACTTCCAATATTTTGACTCATATTTCCGCCACACATTGAACTAAGTACTGCACAGTTAATGACAAATTGTACCAATGTTACAAGCATAAAATAAATTCCTAAAGATATTAATTTCTGTTTTCGATAAGTAACTTGCGCATCCAAATTACTGACAAATTGAGATGTCAAATTCGGTCGGATGGCCATAAAATAAAGAACCGTACTAATGATAAAAAAAAAGAGATTTAAAAAGGAATAATTCATCTTCAAACGTCAATTTAAATCTAATAAATTATCATTAGATTATAAATCGCTTATTTTTTCGGTTTTAAACCTTTAGACATTCTAAACGCCGGCCCTCAGCGAAGCAAGAGGGTTCGACGTGTTTGAATGTCTTTAGGTAACTGTTACTTTGCGACTAATAAATTACCTTTATTATATTCTATCATTCGGCGAAGCCAAATGATGATATATAATAAAGGTAATTTATTAGTCAAAAGGTGTAAAAAAAGATTTATAATAAAAAGATTTATTAGTATTTTTATTCGATGAGTTATTTTGGTTCAGAACCACCTATTCCAAAACCGAGTTTGATTGAGCCAGGTGTAAAATATTTTTTACGCGAAACCTTGAAACAATGTCATCATTTTAAAGAAAAACATCATAATTTTTTATTAAATCTAGGATTATTTGCTCTTTTTCTATTCATTCTGGGATTCATATTACTTTATAAATATAAAGGAAGATTAACTCCCGCAGAAAAAGAACAGAAAACGAGAGAAAAACAGCAATATATTTTGTCAAAAATAAAAACATTTGAACAGGCGAAAAAACAGGCCCATCAAGAACTGATTACTGGATTACCCAATTGGGAAAATGAATATGAAGATATTCGAAAAAATCAAAAAGTTTATTTATAACATGAGATAAATAGATAAAAATCTAAAGAATATATAATACAATCAAATGGCCACAAAACAAATACAAAATAATTATAATTTTAAAGAAGCGATGAATGAATATTTTAAATTAAAAAATAAATATGAATCAACCATTCAAAAGGAAATAAAGAAAATTAGTCGTGATAAAAATTTAACCAAACGAGAGAAAAAAACAACCTTCCAATCCTTCAAACCTAAATGTATTAATTGTAGTCGTCCAGTTGGAACTCTTTTTTCGTCCAAAAATGATAAAGAAAAAAATTATCGTGTGTTAACCGCTTTTTGTGGTGACATTGTAAATCCTTGTGATTTACGAATCGTAATTAATGCCGGTAGAGGTCTAGAATCTTATTTAGATATCATTATGGATGTTGAAAAAAGTATTCAAAAATACAAAAACGATTTAATTCAGGATAAAAATGACCTTCTTTTTGGATATATTACCACCGAAGAAGCGTTGAATAATTTCGAGTTTTTAAAAAAGGAAATCAGTGAATTCACGAATTCGTATTCTTTCCATTTAGGAGAATTCAATGATATTACGAATAATAAAGCAGAAAAAGAAACATTAGATAAAAATCAAGAAACCGCTTATATAGTAATGGATGAAATGAAAGAACTTCTTGGAAAATTTAATGAAACAAAGAATCAATCCTTTGTCAATGATTCGGTCGAAATTTATGTCAATCAACTACAACCACTTTTAACCAAAATACGTAATTCGAAATATATGAGTAATCGTGTAGAATTAGAAGATCAAATTTATCATTTAATCCAAGAAAAATTCACCTTCGAAGATATTGAATCGGCCAATGTTTATCCCGAAGTATTGGAATTTCATTTAGGAAGCGGAAATCGAACGAATCAACAAAAAACAAGAAAGGTGCGAGAAACAACGGATATCAAGAAAACAAGAAAGAATCGAACCATTGTGGAAAGTGTGATACCAAATAAAAATCAAGAAGAAGAAGATGAGGAGGAAGAAGAAGATGATGATGATGAATAATGAAATCCCAAATATTTAAAAGTATAAAAGTATAAAAGAATAATATATCCTTATTATTTATGATATTCGATAATATTTCTCTCCCTATTTTTCTTGTTAGTTTTGCGATTGGTCTTTTTTTCGCTTATATAATGGGACCAGATATGAAAGTAATTTATGTATATCCTACTCCGGAAAATGTCGATAGTATCTTGTTTAAAGATAAGGCGGACAATTGTTTCCAATTTAAGAAAGTGAATGTGGATTGTCCAGAGGATGAGGGAATGATTAGTTCTATACCAATGCAGAATTAAGGGAACCTAGATTCCCTCCTACCCGAAGGATGTGAAATCCCTCCTCTATTTGCTTTTTACTTGCTTTTTTTCATAGCATTTTTTATCATATATTATAGTAAGAAAGTCTAGAATCTATGATCAATTTTAGTAAATTTATAAGTAGTCAAAGTGGAAAATATATCATGTCCATTCTTTTAGGATTCGGTCTCGCTTCTCTCTTTCGTGTTGTTTGTAAAGATAAGAACTGTATTCTTTTTCACGCACCTCCTTTAGAAGAAATCAAGGATAAAATCTATAAAAGTAGTGATAATAAATGTTATAAATATGTCAGTGAAGCGACCAAGTGTGACCCAAAGAAAAAGATCTTGGAATTTAAATCTTTAGACAATTAACTCTTTGATTCAGAAATTGATTGTTCATAACAAGGCTGTTGAAATAGTCGAAGTTGTAAGGATGAAAGAGAATAAGTTAAAATAAATGGAGAGAATTCGTACGATTAAACTACAAGAATTCTTTTTCCTATTTATGAGTGATACGACAAATATTATGGATTTACCCACTGACCCCGTCGGTGGCGGAAATGTATCAAACAATATTTCTTTATCAATTACCGAACGTATGGGTATGGATCAAAACTCTTCGGGACAGATAAGCAATGCCGGAGTTAGTTTAGACCAAACAACCATCAATCAAATTGTAAGTGGACTTCAACAAGCGAGTTCCACTGGTGCAACATTACTACCATCACGAAATATTCCTCAAATGACTGCTCCTTTAACCCAAGACCCAAATATTCAGCCGAATTATATTCCCCAACCTCCACCAAATGTAATAAATGATTATATCAAAGATACGGAATATGAAACCAATGAAGAAATTTTAAGAAAATACAACCGAAAAAGTGAACAAGGAAATTCCTTGGATGATATCTATAATGAAATTCAAAATCCATTTCTTTTAGCGATTCTTTATTTTCTTTTCCAATTACCTTTTTTTAGAAAAATCTTATTTCAATATTTTCCAGCACTTTTTCATAAAGACGGAAATTTCAATTTAACTGGATTCGTCTTTTCAAGCGCCCTTTTCGGTTTTGTTTATTATTTCTTGGAGAAAATCATGACTTATACAAACCGGTTTTAAACCGATGAAGATTTGAAATGGGACACGTCTCTTTAGAGGCGTCTCTATTCAATTCTCCCTTCGGGATTGGTAACAGTTACCCTTAAATCTATAAAACAACCGATTCAATTATTTTGTATAATTCACCATCATCCCTCATTTTTTTCAAATTAACACCATTTTTTCTTGTAATAAATACATTTGAATAATGAGATATACGTTCACAATGTGAAATATGATGACAATCATTTACATCCGAAATACTTGAATCACCATAAATATAATATTTCGTTTTGTCATTGATATAAATACTAATGTCTCTATATTTTTCATCTATATTTTTACTATGACGCACACGAATTGTTTGAGGTATAAAAGCAATCACACTATTAATATTTAATAAAGAACCGAATAAAATAGCAGCATAACCACCAGAGGAAACACCTAAAAAAACGACATTTTGATAATCTTTTATTTCGTTTTTTAAATGGATAACTGTTTCATCAATATTTGTGCTAAGACCAGATACACCTTTATGATAAAATTCAATATGTCTATCGATGTAAAAATTTCTACTAACATTGTTAAAACATTTCTCAAAATAATTTTGAAATTCAAAAACTTGAATTCCACCGAACAATTTGGCACCTCCAGTAAAAGAAACAATTAAGGTATTTGAATCATTTACTTTTATTTTATAAAAGGAATCATTCATATTATTATAATATTATATAATATTACATAATATTAGTTATTTATACCATATTATTTGATGATGATATCATTTAAATCGTTCAATTGTTATTTCATTATAAATGGGTTTTTATTTCTTCTAGGATTACTTCAGTACAATGCTATTTTGTTTTATTGTAATGATATCAATGAATATACAAGTAATTTTTTGGATTCATTGAACCATTTTTTGATAATATTTGCTATTTTTATTTTAAGAAACTATGCAATTTTAAATTTTATTGAATATAGTATAAAAAATAAACCGAATATTACGGACAAGTCGCTCAAAGGCTTATTGTATGCAAACAATGGATTTGTGACAGAAAGAAATTCTGTTTGGTATAATAATGTCGTTTCTAAAATACCCAAAGAAGAATATAAATATGAATTTCATATAAATGTTTTAACAACTACAAGTGTGGAAGCAATGACTCATGTATTTATAAAAAATAGAATGATCGATACAAATTTATCAAGATATATTTTTCATGATTTTATTTATTTTATACCATTTTCTTTTATATTTGAAGTTATTTTTGATTTTTTTCATTATTTTACACATCGTCTATTACATCATAAATATTTATATAAATATTTACATAAAAAACATCATAAATTTGCTCATCCAACTTCGATACTTACCTTTTATCAAGAACCATTTGATTTATTAATCACAAATTCTATTCCAACTATTTTAACATTACTCATCTTTCCATATATTTCAAATAGACAGTTTCATTTTATTACGGTTTATAAAACCTTTATTGAGATTAGTGGACATTCTGGAAAAATATCGAACCCAACTTGTTCATTCCCTCAATTTATATGGTTGCCAAAAATGCTTTCTATCGAATTATATACTGAAGACCACGATTTACACCATTCTTTAAATAATTGTAATTATGCGAAAAGATTTTCATTATGGGATAAAGTATTTCATACTTATCAATCATGATTTATGCGTATTTCAAAGTAGTTTCTATTCGTTTTTTATTTTATACACAAAAATCTTCCGTATAAAATAAAAAATGTATCAAAAAATGGTTGAAAAATTAATCGAAGGTTTGTCAGTACCGGAATCATCCACAACGAGAATGGATTTAATACTCGAAGGCGGCGCTTTTAACGGTAGTTATATGTTGGGAATTCTTTATTTTTTGAAAAATATGGAAGAGAAAAAGAAAATCAACATTGAGAGAATTTCAGGGGTAAGTATTGGTGCCATGTTGGGGCTTATTTATCAATTAGACCGTCTAGATTTTGCAGTGGCCTTTTATAAAAATGTGTATACGCATTTGAAAAAGAAAAAGAATTTGATGATTGTTCATACCTTTTGTGACGAAATTCGTAAATTCATTCCTGATGATTTTTATTTAAAAATAAATCGGAAATTTTTTGTCACATATTATGATTTCAAAAAGGGGAAAAAAATAGTAAAATCGATATATAAAAACAATCAAGACATTTTAAATACGGTTATTAAATCGAGTTATATTGCTTTTATATGCGGAAAATCGTGTTTTTATAAAAATAGATATATGGATGGTCTTTTTCCATATATCTTTAAAACGAATCAATCGTCAGAGACAAGAAAATGCCTTTACATTAATCTCTCCCATTACGATAAAATATTTGATATGTTCATTATTAAAAAGGAAAAGAATAATATTCAACGAATCTTGATCGGAATTGTAGATGCTTTTTCCTTTTTTGATAAAGGAGAGAAAACAATGATGTGTAGTTATCTTGATCAATGGAATATCATCAATCATAGTTGGCATTTCTTAAAAGTATCCATTGAACGTTTTATCTTTTGGAGTTTCTGGTTCTTTTATCTTTTGGAGAGATATGTTTTGGACGAAATGTCACACACTTTTTATCATCAATTATTTTATCGTCTATTACATCATTTTAATAAAACGATGATTGAATATCTTTGTGTCTAGGAATTCATTCATTCTTTCTATTCATTCTTTCTATTCATTCTTTCTATTCATTCTTTACCAAAAGGTTACTTTTTTGGTTTTTCGTTTTTTTTCTGGGTTTCGTTTTATTTTCATTTTCTGATTTTTTTGTGTTTTTAGTGTTTTTAAAGGGACCGTTTTTTTCTCTCCAGGTCGATAATTCAAAAACCATTCTTCAAATTCTTTGGTCCCTCGTTTCGCTGAAAGTTCTTTATATTTATGCGCTTTTTCTGCACGCATTTCTTCCACGGATTCTTGATGTCCATAACAAATAATACTGAATCTGCGTAAAAGCCCTTTTTGTTCCAAGCGATTCTTATATTGAACATCGAAAAGAAATTTGGACATACAAAGAATACGCTCTGGGTCATAATAAGGTCGGTCCGCATATAAAAAAGCCAAATAAAAACTCAACATGGTATCAATGGTTGCGATTTTGATTTTCTCTCCATCTCTTGAAAGAATATTATAACTATGACAAGCAACGGGTTTGTAAATAAAGGCAATGGTATTTTTACCTATTTTAATTTCATAATGAACTGGAATGACTTCTCCGATCGGTTCCCTTTTCAAAATCTGTACATTGGTAACACCTAGGTCTTCCAATCGTTCTTTCACGATTTCCGCGCTTTTTAAAGGGTCTTTGGAGATGACATCAAAGTCAGGAATATGTTCGACTTTTCTACCAATCGATTTGGGCATATATTGCGCATATTGAGAAATGGCGTAACCACCAAAAAAAACGACGCCTTGATGAATAAAGGATTCTTTGACCGTTTGATAAATTTCATCAATTGGTGGTGCTTTTTTTTCAGTTGTTTTTGATTTGTTAACAATAACCGTTTCAAAATCTCTTTGGAATTCCACTTTTTTACAATTTTCGTCTTTTAAAGGATATACTTTATTAATCAACATCAAACGTTTCAATACTTTTTCCCAGCGCGAGGTATCCCCACTTGGTCTTGATAATTCAAGGAACATGGACATTTTCAAGAAGTTGGGGTCGGTATATAAGAGTCCATTGACTTTCACGGCATTTGCCTTAATTACTTTGAATAATTCTTTGGGGGAATGGGTGATATCTGCAATGGGAAGAAAATTGACGAATACTTTATAGGTTCCATGGTGTTGTCCACTTTTGGCTTCGACTTCTTTGTACCCTTTTTTATAAAAAAGGTCTGCTAAATGTTTGGCGTCTTGAAGGGCGTTGGGAGAGAAAAAGTCGTAATCTGGAAGGTCAATTTCTTCGTCGTAGATTTTATCTTGGGTTGGGAGCAGTGCATTGATGGCAATCCCGCCATAACAGACGAGGGCTTTTTTTTGAATAAAATTTTCTACAATTTCAAAAAGTTTCTTAATTTCGGGAGATTGCACAACACGTCTTGCCATTTTATCTTGCGCTTGATCCACTTGCATACGTAAAATGGCAAGTTCACAATCTTCATAAGTCATTCCTTTGGCACATATCTTTTTACTAGATGTCATCTTTCTATCTTGCAATCTTCTTATATATTACAAAACATTTTAGTAGGGGGACATACGTCCCCCCTACGACCCCCTCCTTGTGAAGGGCGATTGCTTTTTGGCGCGCGAGTATCTACAAAGTATGGGACAATCATATTATGCGTAGCACAATATCATTGTAGAAATAGTTGTAGAGCCCGCGCCGAGTTAACAAAGTAAAAAGCGATTGCCCTTCACAAGGAGGGGGTCGTAGGGGGGACGTATGTCCCCCTACTTAAAAGTTGAACTTGTAATAATCCGTTTCGACCGTTCTCGTTTTATAAGATAATTCCGGATTTTGTGGTGTAGGTTCAGATATGGTTACTGAGGCAGATATTAAATTCTTTGGTTTCAATCGAAAAGCATATCCATAATTATCAAAAAAGGCAATATTATTTTCCAAATATTCATCTACTTTTTGATAACGCATTGCCACCATTTGACATCCGGATTCTCTTGGAACAATTGGATTCGGATTATTCGGATTCGCACCTTTGTCTGGTAAAACAATCGTCATATTCGCTTTATTAAAATCTTGTAATTCTTTACTATCCTGTGAATATTCAACATCATAATATGTAAGGACACGCATAAACATTGAATTACTTGTCATATTCACAAATTCCATAAAATCTTCATTTTGTAAAAAGGTATTATTATTTCGGTCAACAATAATAATTATTTTCCCTAAAACTTCTAAAATAGGTATACGTCCAATATTTTTTCCATAATTTTCATAACTGTAATCTTTACCAAGGAGTAGATTTTCATAAGATTTGAATATATGAGATAAATTGGTATACATTGTTTGATTATTACTCATTATTCTTAAATGTAAAAGAATCGGATCTCTCGGATTTGGTGCAGTACTGTTGGAAAATGCATAATTCTTTAATGTTTCCATGACTTCTACAAAAGGAATACTATTGAAGGTTTCCTTTACATAAAAATCATTCATTGTAGAGGTTGCAACCATTGGTTTATCATCAATGGAATAGATTTCGAAATCTAAACCACGTACCCCTTCTTTTAAAATACTTTTTAAATTACATATACTCACAAAATCGTTTTTATAAGAACCACCACTACAAGCATTATAGGCAGTTTTGATATAATAATCATTTAGATTTCCACTAAAGTCGGGGTTGGAAGAAGAAATGGATTTTAAATGTTTGTTCAAAGAACCATACAAACGATTCATATGACTACATTCTATTGACTCTAAACGTGAGAGATAAATCATGTAAAAAATCATTGAAACAATAATAAATACAATAAAAACAAAAATCATAAAAGCAATAAAATTTTCGTCCAAATCTTTCAACCTTTTTATTAATTGTAAAGGGTCGAACAAGGAAGAAGCATTACTTAAATTCATAGGTATGGATACTCTTATTATAATATATTATTTTTATAATTTGCAGATGAATAAATTATAAAACAATAGAAAACACATAAAAATAAATACTTACTATATATATCTTGAAAGAATGGCTGGAGGATTATTAAATTTAGTAAGTGAAGGACAACAAAATATTATATTAAATGGAAATCCATCCAAAACTTTTTTTAAAACAACTTATGCAAAATACACGAATTTTGGACTACAGAAATTTCGCGTTGACTTTGAAGGTTCCAAAACGCTTCAAATGGCTGCAGCATCTACTTTTACTTTTAAAATACCTAGATATGCGGATTTACTAATGGATTGTTATTTATCGGTTACTTTACCACATATTTGGAGTCCTATTTTACCGCCTGTTCAAATAACCCAACCAAATGGTGAAACCGGTGTTTCAAATTGGGCTCCTTATGAATTCCGCTGGATTGAATATATTGGTGCGTTGATGATTGCAAAAATAACCATTACTTGTGGAAATCAAACGTTACAAGAATTTTCAGGAGATTATTTATTGAATATGGTGCGTCGTGATTTTAGTGCAGATAAAAAAGCACTTTTCTATGAAATGATTGGTCAAGTTCCTGAATTGGTTGACCCTGCCAATTCAGGAAGTCGTGTCAATTCTTATCCTAACGCTTTTCATACCGATAGTCCTGCTGGACCAGAACCATCGATTCGCGGTCGCACTTTATATATCCCATTAAATGCTTGGTTCAATCTGAAATCCCAAATGGCTTTTCCATTGATCTGTTTACAATATAATGAATTACATATTAATGTTACCATGCGTCCAGTGAACGAACTTTTTCAAATCCGCGATGTTTATGACCAATATAATCAATATCCTTATGTTGCTCCTAATTTCAATCTTTTTTATATGCAAATGTATCGCTTTTTACAACCACCTCCAGATGTTGAAATCGGTATAAATTCATATCTAGATACAAGAACTTTATGGAATGCAGATATTCATTTGAATTGTACGTATTGTTTTCTCTCCAATGATGAATCTCAAGTCTTTGCAAAAAACGAACAGAAATATTTATTTAAACAAGTTCACGAGAAAATCTTTTATAATGTTACTGGAGCAAATAAAATCGAATTGGACTCCATCGGTATGGTGATTGATTGGATGTTTTATTTACAAAGAAGTGATGCTAATTTAAGAAATGAATGGTCGAATTACACCAATTGGCCATATAATTATCTTCCTCACGACCTCATTCCTGGTGCGACTCAAACGGCTTATCCCATTTTAGGTAGTTATATTGGTCCAGGAGTTAACCCGGATGGTTCATTAACCGGATATTTCATTACGGGACTTTATACGGAGGCCAATCAAAAGGAAATTTTAGTTGCCTTAGGTATTTTATTTGATGGTCAATATCGAGAGAATCTTCAACCGGTTGGTGTTTTTAATTATATTGAAAAATATACGCGTACCGCTGGAAATGCTCCGGATGGGTTATATTGTTATAATTTTTGTTTAGATACCAATCCACTCAATTTACAACCATCGGGTGCCATTAATATGAGTCGTTTTAATAACATTGAACTAGAATTTAATACCGTTATACCTGCATTGGATCCATTGGCTCAAAGTTTGACCATTTGTGACCCGGAAAGTGGAAATATTATTGGTATTAATAAACCGACCTGGCGTATTTATGAATATAATTTTAATTTTGTTTTATTTGAAGAACGAGTCAATATGGTGAATTTCATTGGCGGCAATTGTGGATTGATGTATGCACAGTAGGGGGACGGAAGTCCCCCCTACGACCCCCTCCTTGTGAAGGGCGATTGCTTTTTGGCGCGCGAGTATCTACAAAGTATGGGACAATCATATTATGCGTAGCACAATATCATTGTAGAAATAGTTGTAAAGCCCCGCGCCGAGTTAGCAAAGTAAAACAGCAAGGAGGGGGTCGTAGGGGGGATGTATATCCCCCTACTGAGGGGGTCGTAGGGGGGATGTATATCCCCCTACTGAGGGGGTCTCCCTCCCTCCCTCCCTATGGGACGGATGGAGGGTGGGAAGACGTACGTCCCCCTACTCCCCTACAGAGACGGCAAAGGAGCCAGACATAATTTAATTTCTCCCAGACTTGCCACATTATATTTCACCACCATTGGTAAATCATTTTCCAAATAAATCTCAATTTGGTCACATAAATTGGTACATTTAATAAAATATCCCAAATTCTTCAAGGAAAATTCTCCTTGAATAATTTTCGATGAATTCTGTTTTAGAATAAATTCCATACTTCCATCCGCTTCTGTACGATGAACTTCTGCAGAGGCAAATTGACCTGCACATTTAAAAATCAATTCATTTCCAACGGATTTAATCTCTAATTTATCCGAGATACAAGACAAATCCCGAATAATTTTCTGGAAATCATTCGAAGGCAAATTAATGACCGAAGAAAATTTCACATCTGGATACTCCAATTCTTCCGGATCAGGTTCAATCAAACGCAACTTCTGGGTTTTACATTGTTTAATATCTCCGTTTTCAAACTTCAATGCTAAATAAGAAACAATTCCATCCGCATAATCCGCATTTTCAATATAAATAGTCAAAGTATCATTATTATCAATGGAATTAATGAGTTTAAACAAATGAAACATATTCACCCCAATAATAATTTTTTCTTTTTTACATTCATAAAACTCGAAATTTTGGGCTTCTAAAAAAAGATGAGCCAAAATAGTATGTGATTTATCCATATTAATAATTCGAATACCATCAGGACAAAAAGTAATATTGGTTTCTAATAAAATATCTTTTAATGCGGTCATGAGAGTTCGAAAAGGAGAGATTTGTACCGTTTTAATGGTTAATACATTTCCTACCACATTGCCAGTTTCTATGTCTGCGTTCATATTCATTTTTATTTGTTTATATCTTACTTTTTTCTTTACTCTTTAAATCCTTATGAGAGAAAATTAAAAATCGAATTATTGCAAAAATATTATACTTTCACTTTAGGCGTTTTTCTTAATGATTTTCCATATTTTCGAATCGCTTTTTTGGCCATTTTCAGGCCTTGACTTCCCGGTTTACATCCATTTTCTAAAATAGAATAATCAACGACGGCTGCTTTTCCGGCGGTTAAGGCGCTTGCTAATCTCGCGATTCCCCAAGATTGCGCGGTTTGATTCGGTCTTGAACCAGAGGAGAAATAGGCGCCTTCCCCTTTTTGAATGATTTTTGCCAATGCTTCTTTTGAACAACCGGAAGCCTTGGCCAATTGATTGGTTGCATCAATTTTCTCTACTTTGTACATTTTCTCTGCTTTTCCTAGATATTTAGAGGGTTTTGAATGAAATGATGATATTTTTCGTCTTGTATAATAATTGCCTTTTCGATAGGCTGTACGCGATTTTAATAATTCGTTTTTTGCTTTGGTACGGTCCTTTTTTGTAAGTGCTCCTGGTAAATACCTTAAAGGAAACTTTTGGGATGGAGTTTTGGTTTTAGACATATTATGGTTTTTTTCTTGATAAAGTTAAACTATAGTATATTGAGATTAAAATAATTATATTGAAAGAAAATGGCGTTTAACCTGCATTACCTGCAACGAATTGTAAATCAACACCTGAGGTTTGAGTAATACCACTGATTTCGTGAGGACTTAATGCATAATTTACTCCTCCATAACCTCCACGCATTTTCTTTGATTTACCTTTGAAAAGTTTGACGGCACCAAATTTTCCTTTCTTAGTTCCGTAACCTGCTTTCAATAAACGTTTTTCTTTTTTGGCGGTGTGGTGTTTGGCCTTGGAAACAAGACGTCCTGATTTGTTTTTCATTAAATCCTTTTTCATAAGACCTCCTGAAGTCTTACGTGCTGTTCCGTGCCAAACTTCGGCGCGGGAACCAACGACTCTGTTATACATTGAACCTTTAACCTTAACTTTTCCTGCGTGTCTAGTGTAATGCTTCATTATATATTTATGTAAAGAAAATAAGGGGAACCTAAGGTTCCCCTTTACCCCCTCCTCTGCCCTTCGGGGAATTATTTTTAATGATATATCGGCGCGCGAGTATCTTACAAAATATTGACAAAGAAATCGCGTAGCAAAAATGGTTGTATAAATTATGTAAGAACCCGCGCCGAATTAACAATGTAAACTGTCATCAGGGGGTCGTAGGGGGGACGTATGTCCCCCTACATGTTACGTAAAGGCCTTCCGGACCCCCCCGGTTGTCCGGGAGTTCTTCCTAAATAATTCACGTTGATTGGTTCATTCAAATAAAAATTGCCAAAATGAAGTTTTCCTCCTAAAGTTGAACTAATAACTTGGGCGATTCGTCGATTCGCTGAAATATTGGAAACATTTGAATTCGAATCATATGAACTACTAGTAAGATTTTCACTTCCACAAGTAAAATTTGGACACACGTTTACATGTTGTAATTGAGTGTATAAAATTAATTTTGATGCATTGGACCTTCGTCCAGGATTAAAATGTTGATAAGACCTCATTCTTTTCTATTTTCTATCTTATATAAAAAGGGTTAGAATAAAGGGAACCTAGGTTCCCCTTTAACCCCTCCTCTGTAGGGGGACTCCCTTATCTACGAGAGGGAGTGAGACCCCCATCCTTTGAAGGGCAATCGCTTTTTACTTTGTTAACTCGGCGCGGGCTCTACAACCATTTATACAATGATATTGTGCTACACATAAATATGATTGTCATTTTCTTTGTAGAAACTCGCGCGCCAAAAACAACGGATTTCCTTCCCCGAAGGGAACAGGAGGGTTCATAAGGGAACCTTAGGTTCCCTTGACACCGAGTAACCCTTCAAAAGCAACTTTTATAAAAACATAAGTAATAATAATGATAAATATCCAGGTGATAAATTGTTTGATAAAATTTATAAAATCAAATTTGGTTTTCCCAGGCATCATTAAAAATTTGGTTAAAGAATCAACATTCAATTTTAATAATAAAAAGATAATAGCAGGAATAATGACATCACTTACTAAAGATTGAATTACATCTTTGGTTGCAAGAGCAATGGATACACCCGCTGCAGTTCCAACAATGTTGTTATCTACTAAAAATCGATTCAATTGTTCTACCCAAACTTTTTGTTCTTTTGTATTGGGTTTGGTTGTATTCTTAGTATTGGTATTGGTGTTGTTTGTTGTATCATTCGAATAAGAAGACATTTATTTTTCTATATACTATAAGTGTATAAAAAATTGATTTAAAAAAACAGTGGAAAGAATAAGAACAAAAGAAATATAAGAAATAATATAAGAAAGATGAACTCAAAAGTAGAAACCGATTTAACCAATAAATATCAGCAAAAAACCGACAAACAACATATCTTAGATAATCCAGATACCTACATTGGTTCTGTAGAAAATGTCGATGCGGATATGTGGATTTTGGAAGAAAAAGAAGGAAACCATCTAAAAATCGTAGAAAAAAATATCCGCTATATTCCAGGTCTCTTCAAATTATTCGATGAAGGTATTGTGAATTGTCGTGACCATGTGATACGACAAGCGCAAGCGATTCTAAATAAAGTAGAAAATACCATTCCAGTGAATAACATTGAGATAACCATTGATCCAGATGGAACCATCATTATGCAAAATGACGGGAATGGCATTGATGTTGCAGAGCATCCAGAATATAAAATCTGGATTCCAGAATTGATTTTCGGTCATTTACGTACTTCCACCAATTATGATAAAACCGAAAAGAAAATTGTTGGTGGGAAAAATGGATTTGGGTTCAAGTTGGTTCTCATATGGTCTACGTATGGGTCTATTGAAACGGTCGATCACATCAGAGGTTTAAAATATAAACAAGAATTCAAAAATAATTTAGATGAAATTTGTCCGCCAGTTATAACGAAATGTAAATCCGCCAAACCTTATACCAAAATCACTTTTAAACCGGATTATACGCGTTTCGGTATTCCAGAAGGACTAACCAAAGACCTGATTCAAATGTTAAAGAAACGTGTTTATGATATTTCGGCCGTCACAGATAAACAAATCAAGGTGAAATATAATGGGCAAGTGGTTCAAACAAAGAATTTCCAGCAATACATTGACCTTTATATTGGTTCCAAAGAAACAACTGCACGAGTCTATGAAGAAGCGAATGAACGCTGGGAATATGCCGTCGCTATTTCACCTAGCCAAGAATTCATTCAAATCTCCTTTGTCAATGGTATTAATACCTATAAGGGGGGAAAACATGTGGAGTATATCTTGAGTCAAATCACAAGAAAATTGGTTGAATATATCGAGAAAAAACGTAAGATGAAAGTCAATGCGAACTCCATCAAAGAACAATTGATTCTCTTTTTACGTTGTGATATTGAAAACCCTGCATTCGATAGTCAAACCAAAGATTTTATGAATACACCAATGGCCAAGTTCGGTTCTACTTGTACAGTGAGTGATAAATTTATTGAAAAAGTTGCGAAAATGGGTGTAATGGACTCTGCTTGTGCGCTTACGGAAGTAAAGGAAAATAAATTGGCAAAAAAAACCGATGGAGCAAAAAGTAAGAATATTCGCGGTATTCCAAAATTAGTCGATGCGAATTGGGCAGGAACCGATAAATCCAAAGATTGTATTATTATCTTTTGTGAAGGAGATTCAGCGAAGGCAGGTATTATCTCCGGACTTTCTGCGGACGACCGAAACACCATTGGAGTTTATCCAATGAAGGGAAAAATTCTCAATGTCCGCGGTGAAAACATCAAACGAATCAATGAAAACAAAGAAATCGCTGAAATCAAGAAAATCTTGGGATTAGAAACAGGAAAAGAGTATATGGATTTGACCGAAGTTCATAAATGTTTGAGATATGGTAAAATCCTCTTTATGACGGATCAAGACCGAGATGGTTCCCATATCAAAGGTCTTGGAATCAATTTATTTCAAGATCAATGGCCCACCCTCACTAGAATACCTGATTTCATCGGTTTTATGAATACGCCCATTTTAAAAGCGAGAAAGGCAGATAAAGAATTATTGTTTTACAACGAAGGTGAATATGAACATTGGAAAAAAGAGAATCCAGAATCGTTTGTCAATAGTTGGAAAATCAAATATTACAAAGGTTTGGGAACAAGTACAGGGAAGGAGTTCCGTGAATATTTCGAAAATAAAAAAATGGTCGGTTTTGAATTTAATCAAGAAACAAGTAATAATTCGATTGATATGGTTTTCAATGATAAACGTGCCGATGATCGTAAAGATTGGTTGGCGAAATATGATCGTGATTCTTATTTAGATACAAGTAAAAAATCTGTTACCTATGATGAGTTTATTGATAAAGAACTCATTCATTTCTCCAAATATGATTGTGATCGAAGTATTCCGAATTTAATGGACGGACTCAAAATCAGTTTACGTAAAATCCTGTTTTCCGCATTCAAACGCAACTTGACGCAAGAAATCAAAGTGGCGCAATTTAGTGGGTATGTATCGGAACATTCCGGTTATCATCATGGGGAGGCTTCTTTGAATGCAGCGATTGTAGGAATGGCACAGAATTTTGTGGGATCAAATAATATCAATTTGTTATTACCACTTGGTCAGTTTGGAACTCGTATTCGCGGTGGTCAAGATAGTGCAAGTGAAAGATATATTTTCACTGCTCTGAATCGAATGACAAGAACTCTTTTCCCGCAAGCAGATGATGCAGTATTGAAATATTTAGATGATGATGGATTCTTAGTAGAACCAATTTATTATGCACCTATTGTCCCAATGGTATTGGTCAATGGTTCCAAGGGAATTGGTACAGGATTTAGTACAGATATTATGTGTTATCATCCGTTAGAAATCATTGATTATTTGAAAAGTAAGTTGGCAACCGATTTATTACCACCAAGTCCTGTTGAATTTAAACCTTACTGGGAAGGTTTCAAAGGAACGGTAGAAAAAATCCAAGGTTCGAGTCCAGCAAAATATTTAATTAAGGGTGTCTATGAAAAAGTAGGAACCGATAAGGTTCATGTTACGGAATTACCTGTAGGATTTTGGACTGAAAAATTCAAAGAACATTTGGAATCGCTTCTAGATCCAGTAGATAAAGCCGGGAAAAAATTAACCTCTGTGATCAAGGATTATGATGATATGAGTAAAGACGTCAATGTGGATTTTACCATTACGTTTGCCAAGGGTAAAATCGAAGAATTGGAATCGACCGTTATCGATAATGGATGTAATGCATTAGAAAAATTATTAAAATTATATACAACCAATAGCACCAGTAATATGCATTTATTTGATGCCAATGACAAATTAAAGAAATATGAAAATGTTCAAGAAATTATTGATGATTATTTTGGGAGTCGATTAGAGTTGTATGGAAAAAGAAAGGAACATTTAATTGATTGTTTGAAGAAAGAATTGATTTTGTTGTCGAATAAGAAGCGTTATATTTTGGAGAATTTGGATGGCACCATTGATTTGAGAAGAAAATCGAAACAAGAAATCCATGATTTATTAAAAGAACGCGGATACGATGTTTTGGAAGAGGATACAGACTACAAATACTTGGTGAAAATGCCGATGGATAGTGTTTCTCAAGAAAATGTGAATCGATTGGAAAAGGACCATGCCAATAAAGAAACGGAATTGAAAAATACAAAGACGAAAACCATTCAACAAATGTGGTTGGAAGAATTAGACCATTTACGTCGTGAATATTTGATTTTCAAAGAAGAACGAGTTACCGTCAATGAATCGACAACGGTAGTCAAAAAAACGGTGAAAAAAACAGGAGATGTAAAAACGGTGGTAAAAAAAGTAAATAAAAAGTAAATAAAAATTTGAATAAAATGTAAATAAAATGAAAGTAAAAAATTTATTATATGTTTTCACCATTACTATGAAATGAAAACATATCAATATCTATATCTCTATTATTTACTTTTTTTTCATTATAAACCACATATTTAATCCCAAGGTAATCGTATATGTAAATTCACAATTAAAATAATTACAAATTTCCATTAATAATTCAGGACTATAAACATAATGATGAAGACATCTATTATCAAAATTATGTATACTCCTTACTGCAAAATGATGAAAATTACCAGCAGCCAAATCCATGGTCAAATCGTGATTCATAAAAATTTCGTAAAGAGTAGATAAATCATCCTCGCCTACATTCTTCTCATACTGAGATAATAAAGTTGAAAAACTAGATACATTTCGTTTATGATCAAAACATTGAGATTTTTCAGGAACTACAATAATGATATAACCATCTTTTTTAATGATTCTTAACCATTCACTTACCGCTTTTAATGGATTCGCAATATGTTCTAAAGAATGAGAAGAAAAACAAAAATCGTAACTTTCATTTTCAACCTCTGAAATATTTACTGCATCATTAATGATAACTTTTCCTTTTTTACCATGATAATAATTATATTCATCCATATGATTACTCCAAATTGTATTATTTGAGAAAATTACATTATCCATATTAGTGGCATTTTGATAAATAATAGGACCTGTTCCTGAAGGACCGCCAATCTCTAGACCTATTTTATCACTTGTTATTTCTTTTAAAATATCCTCTAACATTTTATTTTATTTTATTTTATTTTATAAAATATAAAATTTTTTATTTTCTAACGAATAAAAAATATATTTTCTTTTTCTAAGCATATACATATGGAGTCTCCATGTTACAATTATAAAGAAATCATTTTTGAAAAGGGGTTTTTAGATGATTCGGTAGACGCCACTTATGTATTACATTTAGAAGGCAATGGTCGTTTACCAAACATTTATGAACAATTACATACTTTCCACCCAAGTAAACGTGTCATCGTCGTCTTCAATAAAGGATTCAAAAAATGTAAAAAGAATTTATATAAAAAGTTATCAACCTATGATTTAGTTGATGCTTTTTTTAATGTCTTCAAAGACGCTGAAGAAAAAAAATATAAAAACATTTTGGTCTTAGAAGATGATTTTATATTTAATCCAAAAATACTTGATTCCAAAAACACCGATGCCATTGCCGAATTTATGAAAGAGAGAAATGGGAAAAGAGAGAGTTTTATTTATGCCTTGGGTTGTTTACCCGCTTTACAAGTCCCCATCAATTATTACAATCGACGAATTCTGGCAAGAATGGGAACTCATGCATGTATTTATACTCAAGAATGCAGAAGACAGATTTTAGATACCGACCAAACCACTATTTATGACTGGGATGTTTATACGAATCTCTCTTTTACGAATTATATGTTTTATGAACCCGTTTGTTACCAATTGTTTCCAGATACTGAAAATAAAAAAAACTGGGTCTATGTCTATTTATTTACCGAAGTCTTCCACGGATTTTTGAATTATTTGGAATTGGATCGAAAAGTGGAACCCGGATATTCCTTTTTTTATTCGTTTTCTCTCTTTCATTTTCTTTTGTTATTTGTTCTTTTTTCCTATGTCATTATGAAAGGTGGTATCTATTTATTCAAGTCAAAGAAAAGATAAAATTAAAAATGTTACATATTGACACATTTTAACTGCATTACCAAAAAATAAATATTTATATTAATATATTATATATATTAGTATACTAATTTATGACAAGTAATTTAGTTAATAATCAAAATATAAATCTTGATAATGTATTACATTTTTATTTATGGGTTTCTCATGGAGAAAATGTTTCAAGTAATCGTAATTACTATCCAATCGAAACTAAATTTGCAGCAATCACCTTTTATTCACATCCTTTTGAAAAAGTGTATGAGCATTTTTTATTGAATTTAGAAAAAGGAATTAAATCTCAAGATATTGAAGGTGGATCCAATGATATTTGTAGACTCATCAAAGGTTCATGTCCTATTATTCCAATTATAAATAAAGATACAAAACAAAAAATCGTATTTTTACCATCACTTACCTTTTATGTAAACCCACCATCAGATAAAGTAGAAGAGGGTTATTTAGGTGAAACCGATAATAAAGAATATGAAAGATTAATGGGTCTCTACTATTTTTCTTTAATAAAAACGGATGTATCGAAATGTAAAGTCATTGACTACCAAGAAATTTTAAATCACGCGGATTTATTAAAATTACAAACCTATACTTATTCAACGATCTTTCAAAAAGTATTACAAAATTGTGCAGAAAAAAAATTAGACCCGGATAATGTCATGTTAGGAATTTATTCTTGTCAAACAAGATATAAAAAATATATTCCAGAATATAATCAAACAGATATTACAAATTTGATTCCTAAATATGCAAATATATCGCTAGAACGTGCTTCTACTTTAAATAGTATGAAAGATTATAGTGAAACGGCAACTTGCTTTCCTTGTTTTATTATTGATTATAAACCTTTACCTGATTGGAGTCCACTTGGAAACATTAAAACACAAGGATGTGGTTTAAATCTTTTATCCTATTATGGTCTTATTCCTCAAGCATCTACACGTGAAGAAATATCGTGTTTATCTATGAAAGGAACTTCGATCTTTAGAATTCTTGATTATATTAATAAATATTATTTTATCCAAAAACACAACCTTACCAATATGGAATTTTTTATTTTAAGAAGTGACATAAAATTTGGATTAACCATCATTATTGATTTTATGAGAGCATTTAAGACAAATTATAGATATGCTATTTTATTTAGAGTTTATAGTAGTGATAAATACCCGGATCCAAAAAAAGGGGAAATTACTAGTGATATTGGTCATAGTTCATCCATTTCGTGCTACAATGATGAAATAAGGTATATTGATCCTATCTATAAAATTAATACGATACTTCAAGGAACCAAAGAAGAACAAGTAAATCAAGCATATCAATTTGCATCGGAGGGTACGCGTTTTAAAATTATGGATATTATTTTTGTTTATAATAATAATAACAAAGACGTAGTTAATACTAATTTACCCACAATTACCAAAGCAAATCTTGAAGAAGAAATAAATAACGGAAAATGTTTTATAAGACCTAGACCAGTTGATTTATTTTATGGAGGAAAAAATAAAAATAAAAAAAAGAAAACTAGACAAGAAATCAAAAAGAGAAATAATAAGACAAAAAATAAGACAAAAAATAAGACAAAAAAATATATATATACTAAAAATAGATACGATAATAAAAAGAATAAACAATATGGTGGTTATGACACATTTGAAGAAATTATGTTGAATATTGATAAAAAAAATGGAATAAATAGTAATATTGTTTTACAGTCATAAATTTTGCAAGGATGTAAAGGAACTCGCCTTTCTGTGTATAAAATGTATTTATTCATAAGTAAACCCATTACGAATAAAAACTTCGTTGTGAGCGCATTTACTATCAAAATGATATCCATTTTCGATCAAATGTTTTCTACATAATTCATCTTTTTCTGAGAATTGGTCTAGCATTTCAATTAAAATCACATCAATCGGAATTGAAAAATCCCACGATTGAAGTACTTCATATTCGTGTCCTTCTACATCCAAAGAGAGAAGATCAATATGTTCTAACCCAGTACTTTTCACGATTTCAGTCAAGGTTTTTGGTTTTATCATGATCGAACCTTGTGGTAAAGATCGATTACATTCATTATCAAAATAATCTTTAAAATGATGGTCTGTTAATGTATTTTCTACGCCAGATACGGGTGCGTAACAATGAACAAAATACCTGAATTTTAATTCTTCTTCGTGACAACTTACTAAATCGTTAAAGAGAAAATTATTGGATCGATTATTTTTTAGATACTCAAAAATATTTGGATGAGGTTCAATGAGAATTCCTTTCCAATTTAGTTGGTCTTCAAAAAATTTGGTATTTGAATAAGCATCTCCATCTAATGCCCCAAGTTCAATATAAGTACCGTTTTTTTTATTCTTAAAATAACGTTCATTTAAAAAAACGTCTTCTTGACATTGAGAATAATACATTGGGTATATATTCCACTTTTTAAAAAAAAGTGGAGCAAAAAACGCGATGGATTTTTATTAAAAAAGTTATAAAGAAGTAAGAGCAAAAAACGCGATGGATTTTTATTAAAAAAGTTATAAAGAAGTAAGAG